TTTCAGCCATATCAATAACTCGTACTTCGTTCATATCATTTAAGATACCTGTACCGAAGAACAAGTTAGATTTTTCAGCTGCAATAATCATATCATCAGCAGCGCCACGTGCAGGAACAACAGGAATACCATCAAAGAATAAAGATCCTAAAGACTTGTTATTTCTTTTGTTTTCATAACCATTAGCACCTACACCGCCAGATTGAAAACCACCTAAAGCACGTGTATAAGCACGAATAACGTTAGAAGCTGCATAAATTACTAAGTCATCACTTCCGTAAACAGCAGTAGGAATAGCATCTACAACAGTACCTAATTCAGCAACTACGTTTGCAGCGGCAACGGCAGTTCCTACGATATCTTGTCCTGCAGGTAAATCAGTATCAGCAGCTAACAATGTAGCAAAACCATCGAATTGTCCAGAAGTTGCAGTTGAACCACTCCAGATGTTTTTCTCTGTACGGTCAGCTACTTTTGCAGCAACATGAGCCAATACAAAATCAGAGAAATTTGCAGGTAGATTGTCAAACGCAGAATATCCCATTTGAGCAGCTTCCCAATCGCTGTGTAGGTCTTTCTTACAAATGTCTAAATTTACTTGAAATTCCTCTGGCTGTAGGATTTTTTCTGTTAGTGTTAAAGTACCTTGTCCAGTTTGAAAATCACAAGTAGCGTCTTTAACAATATCATCAGTTGAAGCCTTTTTAATTACAGACTTAAACTTAACATTAGGCATAATTGTAATTAGCCCTTTGTCTAATGTGTCAGCAGATAATAAGGCAGCAGCGATATACTTGCCACTAAATTCACCTGCATAAGTTGAAGTAATTGATACACTCATTTTTTTTGTTTTTAGTTGTTTGTTTATTAATTAAATTTTGCCATTACTCTATCTAATGTACTCATTCTTCTGTTTTGTGAGATATTAAATTTAGATAGATTTGTTTTTGGTTCTGGGTTTGCCATAATTGGTTCAGCAGCTGGAGCGTTTAGTTCTTCCTGTACTTCCTCTGGCACTTCGTTTAGTTCCACTTTTTCATGACTAGCAAGTTCCTCTGTCATAAGGTTTCCTAAGTCATCAGCACTCATTTCCTCTTTTGGCTCTAACATAGCTTTAATTTCCTCAATCATGGATTTTACCTCAGCTAGTTCTTCTTTAGTAGCATATTTCATTTCTTCTTTTTCTTCCTCTTTTGCTTCAACCTCTACTTCTTCTGTTTCTTCTTCTTCCGCTTCTTCGGTTTTAATCTCTGCAATTAACCCATCTTCGGCTACTACCAAAATACGTCCGTCCTCGAATTGGTATTCGCCAACTGGTACGGCTACTTTTTCATCTTCTGTAACAATAAATACTTCATTGCCACTTTCAAACGCTTCTGCTTCTAAGACAGTTCCGTTTTCTAACTTCATTTGTTCTAACTTAACTTCTTCAGATAAGTTTAAAACTTCTTTGATTTTGCTAATCATATCGTTTGTGTTCATATTAATATATAATAGTTAAAAAATAATTTTATATTTTATTATTTTATATTTTTATAAGCGTTGTTTAATTTATCAATAGCTTTATTTAAATTATCCACAATCTTTATAGAATTATCGTATTTTGGGAATACATCTCTAGGACTCATACCTAATTCTTTGGCTACTCTTTCTACTTTTGATAATTGTCTTAAAATACCATCTATAATAGCGCGAGAGGCTTTAATGTCAAAACTAACTTCTGACTTTAACTCAGCGTTAAGTTTAGTAGCCTGTTCCAAAACATTTTTAGCTTTTTCAAACCTATCGTTTGCTGCATTAACAGCTTTGTCTAAGGCTAGAACTTTTCTAATTAAACTTTCTCCATCGTTATTTAGTGAAGCTATAGCGGTTTGAATATTTAAATCTACTTTTTGTGAAGATAATTCTTCTTTGTTAATATGCTTTAAAGCGTTTTTGTAATTTCTCATTTTAATATATAATGGTTAAAAATTAATTTTGTATTTTTAAATAAATTTACGCAATCTATCTCTTAATTTAGAAAAAGAAGCTGTAGGAATTTTAACGCCTAAATCTTTTGCAGCTTTTTCTGCTTGTGCAATTAACTTATCAAAAGCAGTGATATTTTTTTGTGCAGATTTTATTAATGGCTTGTTTTTGTTCTCAAATCTTTCTATATTTTTTTGGTAATCTTTCACACTCTTACCATACGACTTGAAAGCATTTTCTGCTCTTTGATATTCTTGCTCTGTACTTAAATATTCTTTTTTTAATTTAAAGTATTTAGCTTCTAATTTTTCTTTATTTTTTTCTGCTGTTTGATAATCCTTAAATGCTTCGCTTAAAGATTTTTTGTTAATAGCTAAAATTCTATTATTTTCTTCTATTTGTTTTATTAATTCTTGTGATGGCTTTTCAAGTTTATTCAAATCGTCCATTACGCCTAATTCTATTTTTTGCGTTGCAAGGTGTGTTTCACTAAACTGTTTAATTGGTTCATTAATATGCTTTAAAGCGTTTTTGTAATTTCTCATTTTTATATTCATTTAGTTAATTATGCTTTTTTCTGAATTATAAACCACTCCGTACCATCACTCCAAATCTTTATACCCTCATAGGTTTTATTTATTTCATAATAATCAGTAGAGCCATCTAAAGTATCCCCACCGATTGGTGTTAAGTAAACTCTTGTATTTGTATTAAAGCCACCATTAGAAATAAATCTAATTGCTCTATTTATATTGTCAGACGCGCTTGGCAAATTTAAAGTCATATTACCACTTGCACCACTCCACGTTAATCTAATTAACATAGCTTGGTCAAATATTGAAGAACTTAAATTTACAGTTTGTCCTGCTTCAACAGTTAAATTATAAGGTACTAAAGTATTTTTTATTTTATTTACTGTTGTTTGTTTTGTTTCCCCATTTTGAACTGCTACTAAAATTTCAGTACCAACTAAAGCGGTTGCGTTGTTTAATTGTGTAATTTTTTTATCTGCCATTACAATATTATTTTACTGTTATTCTCTTGTAGTATATAGTCGGTATTTTCCTGCAATAGATAATCAAATTGTTTTGTTGTCGTACCTATGCCTTGCGCCCTTAAACTACCATCACAACACTTTATAGAATAGGTGTTATCCTCACATAAACAAGCCCTACGCCCACCTTTTGGACTTGTTCTACTTGGTGTAAAAAATCTTTTTAATCGTTTCAACCCTGTCCTTTATTTAACTTCTTGTAGTTCTTACTTGACTTTAATTGACTTGTTTTACTTTTAGCGTGTATGCCTTTACGCTTTACTCTTTTGCGTTCTATTTTAACAGCTAACTTTCTCATTTTATAGGAATACAATTAGGCACTAATCTACCATTCTTCATTTTCATTCCATATTGCTCATAACCATCGTGGCAAGGAGCTTTTAAATCAATTAAATCTAATTCTTTTAATTTACTTTCTGCCCAGCGTTTACCAGCTTTACCACCCCATAATAAATATGAAATAGTTCCACAAGCTTTAGTATCTCCTTCATCATAATAAGTTTCTGCTCTTGATAAATAAGAATACATACGCTTAATAGTTTCTACGCTAATAGGTTTGCCTTGTGCTAATTGCTGAGCTCTTACTTTACCTACTTGTGTAGCACATTTATTATTTACCTTTTCGTTGAGATCTAAACCTCGCTTTGCGTTGTTCTTTACACCACTTGGATAATCTGAGTAGCTTTCTAAAACCATCTTCTTACCACCTTTTACACGCTTATCGTTTTTTATAATAGCTTTAATTTCGCTTAATAAATACTCTGCTTCACCTTCGTCTAATTTTCTTAAAACTTCATCACTACTAAAATCATTTATTTTTTCTTGAGGACGCTCCATTTTATCAGCGAAATAACCTTCAATTGAAAAGCCTTTAACTTTACCCGTTTTAACGAATTCGTTCCAAATATTATCATTGTTGACTTTAACACTTCCAACCCAAGTTCCTAAAGGTAAATCCATTCCGTACTTAACGGATTTGTCGTGTACCTTGTCTTCTACTATCCAGCTTTCAACTAAACTAAGTCCGTTTATTTCGTATTGGTGTTCTAATGTAGAATTGTTTTGTTTACCTTGCATTAGATACATTTGAGATGCTTTTAAGACAGTATCTTTTGAAAAATATATATAATACTCATCTTCGCCATTTCGTCTATATATGGGCTTGTTTGGTATTAATAAGGCACCCATAAGGATTCTTTTCTCTTTATCTACTTCAGCAAGTCTAAATTCTTGTGATTTTAAAGCTATGAAATCTTCTTCTATTGCAGGGTTTTCAACAACACTAATTGCTTCAATTCCAATTTCTTGCTCTTCGTCTAAAATCAATTCAACTATTCTCATAATAATATATAATAAATTTTAATTTTTTTTCTATTTATAGTGTTGCTCCCTCAACAATATTATTTTCTAAACTTTGCGCAGTTGTTACATCATTCGCTACTACATACGCTTGAACAGGCTCTTGTGTTTGACCCGCTACTGCTTCCGCTAATTGGCTTGTTTCTGTTGCACCTACAATATTGAATGATGGTGGTTGTGGTTGGCTTGGTCTTACTCCTCCAGGAACTGAACTTCCACCGCCTCCTCCGCCAGGTGTTTTTGTTGATGCTATCGCTTTAACATTTGCTAAACCTGCTGCTGTTGCTGCACCTGCTGCTGCGAAACCTAAAGCTGGGCCAATATATGGTATTCCTGCAAGTGACTTATAACTATCAGTAGCACTTTGATAAGTAGATATTAACGCTGATGCTATTGCTGCCGCTTTCCCTGCTGCTGTTTCTTTTCCTAAATTATTTGCAAGTTTAGACAGACCCTCTTGTGCATATTTAAGTTTTTCATCTAAAGTCATTTCAGCCCAACCTATTTCATTTGTAGCTGCTTCTTCGTTTAGTTCGTTAATTTTATTATTAAAATCTTGTTGTAAAGCTAATAGCAATTCTTGTTTTTGTGCTTCATCCGTTATCTCACGTTCAATAAGTAACTTTTTAGCATCGTAATCTTGTTGCAATTCCTCACGTTCTATTTCACGCTCTGTTTTACCTATTAACGCTAATTCGTTTTGTAAATCTTTTTGCTCTCTTAATAAAGCGTTAGTATTAGTTTGTTGCTCACTTCTAAACCCTGTTATTTGCGCTTCAATGGCTGCTTGTTCATTTAACGCTTCTTGATACGCTTTTTGAAGTTCTATACTTTGTTTGTTTTTAGATAATTCAGCTGCTGCTGCCGCTACTTGCAACGCAGCGTTTTCTTTCATTTTTATTTCTTGTTCATCTAAAACTTTTGCTAAATCATTATTAGCTTGTATACGTTCTAATATGCTCTTACTCTCATCGTCTCTTATTTGACGTAATTGTTCCGCTTGTCTATCGTACTTCTCAATTAAGCCTTGATTTTTAACCGCCGCTAATTCAGCTGCATTTGCTAAGTTTACATTTTCCTTTGCAGATTTTATAGTCTCGGCTATATATCCTTTTATTGCATCTTTGTTTTTTTCTATAAACTCTGCACCTTTGTCAAATGTATCATTTACACCTGTTAATACGTCTAAACTTTCTTTACCTGCGCTTTTAACATCGTCTAAAGCACCTGCAAAGTCGCCACTAAATACCTTTTTAACCGCACTTGCTAAATATCCTAAAGTGTCTAAAAAACTTTCAAAGCGTTCCACAATATTAGCTTTAATACTTGCACCTAATTGCTTTACACTCTCTAATGGGTTTTCAAAAATTGCCTTGAAAAAATCTACAACCGCTCCGCCATTATCAACAACGAAATTTACAAAGTCATTAAACGCAATACTTACCGCTTCAAAAACAGTATTAAAAGCGTTTGCAACCTTTTGGTTTTGGTTAAATATTTCCGCAAGTTTTCCAAAAGCTGCAATAACTAAACCAATACCTGCTGCTTTTATTGCTGTGCCTAAACCTTTAAAACCTTTGCTTATACCACCTACGCCTTTTTCAGCTTTGTCTGAATTTTTATCTACTTGGTTTAATTCATAGTTTACGTCCTCAATACCTTTTACAGCATCTTTAGTATCAACGTTTAACTTAATTGTTCTTTCTTCTGCCATTTTATTTCTTGTTTAAGTGCCTTGTAACCCTCTTTTAGTGTTGTGGGTAATTTGTATTTACCTTGTGCTATGCGGATATTTTCCGTTTCGCCATTAACGTATTTTAAGCTATCTAATATTAATTTTATCATAACGTTGTTTCTGTTATTCCTGCATCAAATGAAAATAAATCTGTTCCACTTACATTGTATTTTGCTCTTACCGATATATTGTATGTTCTTCCACTTTCTAAACCTTTCAATCCAGAGTAATTATAAATAGCTGGTAAGCCAATCGATGGTATACTTCCAAAAAAACCACCATCTAAATAAATATTAAAATCTGTTTCATCGCCATTTCCTCTAAAAGAAATATCTATCTCGGTTGTAGAAATAGATGTTGCTTGTAATTGTGTTGGTCTGTCTAAATACGCTACTTGTCCGTTAAGTATTTGATTTGCGTACTCGTCTTTGTTGTATAACTCTAATTGTGTTTTATTTGTTAGTAGGTTTGTTTTTATACTGTTAATTCTAAACGAAGTGTTGTTGATT